TTCATCGACTATTGAATATTTCTCCCTTACTGGCGCAACCACCGTTGGTGCCGCTTTGTATGTTGCACAGCCATCGCTGATGGTGCAGAAAGGTATTGCCGGAACCTACTGTAAAACTCCATTCGCTGATTCCTATGCGTTCATCAGCAATCCGGCAACAGGTGCGCCGTCTGTATACATCATCGGCTCCGGTCAGGTATCACCAATCGCCAGCGCGAGCATTGAGAAAATTCTCCGCTCCTACACTGCTGATGAACTGGCTGAGGGTGTGATGGAGTCTCTGCGATTTGATGCTCATGAGTTGCTGATTATCCACCTTCCGCGCCATGTTCTCGTGTACGACGCATCTTCAAGCGCCAATGGTCCGCAATGGTGTGTGTTGAAAACTGGCTTGTATGACGATGTGTACCGCGCTATCGACTTCATTTACGAAGGCAATCAGATAACGTGCGGCGATAAGCTGGAATCCGTGACCGGGAAATTGCAGTTCGATATCAGCAGCCAGTACGACAAGCAGCAGGAACACCTGCTGTTTACTCCGTTGTTCAAAGCGGATAACGCCCGGGTGTTCGACCTTGAGGTTGAATCTTCAATTGGCGTTGCGCAGTACGCTGACCGCCTGTTCCTCTCTGCAACCACTGACGGCATCAATTACGGGCGTGAGCAGATGATTGAGCAGAATGAACCGTTCGTTTACGACAAACGCGTTTTGTGGAAGCGAGTAGGGCGCATCAGGAAAAATGTCGGTTTCAAATTGCGCGTTATCACGAAGTCACCTGTCACTCTGTCTGGTTGCCAGATAAGGATTGAGTAATGGCTGATTCGAATCTCAATGAGCCGGTAACAATTCAGGCTACACGACTCGATACATCAATCCTTCCACGCAATATATTCAGCCAGTCTTACCTGCTGTATGTCATTAATCAGGGGGCTGATGTCGGCGCAATTGCCGGGAAGGCAAATCAGGCTGGTCAGGGCGCTTACGATGCGCAGGTGAAAAACGATGAACAGGATGTCGAACTGGCTGACCACGATGCAAGAATCTCCGCAAACACAAAAGCGATAAATCTCCTTGAGGTCAGGTTAACAACTGCCGAAGGGAAGATAGTCGTACTGCGTAGCGATGTTGATTACTTGCTGGATGAGGTTATCGATATTCAGGCGCATCTGGTCACTGTTGACCAAAGACTGGATGACGTAGAAAACGATGTCTCTGGCATTAAGAGTGATTACGTATCGAAAACCGTAACCGAATTGCAGTCTCTTGAGTCACCGCTGGATGTAAAAACATCATATTCAGTTGATGGAATTCAGGTTGTTGGAGCAAGAAATACCGGATGGACTGCAGCCACAGGTACGCCACTTCTTGGCTCATTCAACGCTAACCAGTCATACACTGTCGGCACTACGTACACACAATCCGAAGTCGCAGCTCTCGCTACAGGTTTGCAGCAGGCGCGGCAGCGTATTCTGGCGCTTGAAACGGCACTTAGATTACATGGGCTGATTGACTGATGATTACATTCAAACCAACGCGAAACATCGACCTGATCGAAGCAGTCGGAAATCACCCTGACATTATCGCTGGTAGCAACAACGGTGATGGATACGACTACAAACCTGAATGCCGTTACTTTGAGGTGAACGTGCACGGGCAGTTCGGCGGCATTGTTTACTATCAGGAGATTCAGCCGCTGACATTCGATTGCCACGCCATGTACCTGCCAGAGATTCGCGGCTTCAGCAAGGAAATCGGGCTGGCGTTCTGGCGATACATTCTGACTAACACCACCGTTCAGTGCGTCACATCGTTCGCTGCGCGCAAATTCCGCCACGGTCAGATGTACTGCGCAATGATTGGCCTTAAGCGTGTAGGAACCATCAAGAAATACTTCAAAGGCGTGGATGACGTGACTTTTTACAGCGCCACACGCGAAGAACTAATCGACTTCCTGAATCACGGGAGATAGCCATGTTATATGCATTTAAGCTGGGCAGAAAACTGCGCGGCGAGGAACCTTATTGCCCTGAAAAAGGCGGAAAAGGTGGCAGTTCTGATAAAAGCGCAAAGTATGCAGCAGAAGCTCAGAAGTATGCCGCAGACCTGCAAAATCAGCAGTTCAACACCATCATGAATAACCTGAAGCCGTTTACTCCTCTGGCTGAGAAGTATGTCGGCAGCCTCGAGAACTTATCGTCTCTGGAGGGGCAAGGTCAGGCACTTAACCAGTATTACAACTCTCAGCAGTATAAAGACCTTGCAGGTCAGGCTCGCTATCAGAGTCTGGCGGCAGCGGAAGCAACAGGTGGATTGGGTTCCACCGCAACCAGTAATCAGTTAGCAACAATCGCACCAACGCTTGGTCAGCAATGGCTATCTGGACAAATGAACAATTACAACAACCTGGCAAATATCGGTCTTGGCGCTCTTCAGGGGCAGGCAAACGCCGGGCAAACATATGCCAACAACATGAGCCAGATTTCACAGCAAAGCGCTGCGCTGGCGGCGGCGCCAACCGACCGTCAGCATTGCAGCAGGGTGTTAGTGGTGCTGCATCCGGTGCGCTTTTGGGTGGTGGCATAGCCAGTGCTCTCGAGCTATCAACTCCGTGGGGTGCTGGTATCGGTGCTGGTCTTGGTCTGCTTGGCTCGTTGTTTTAAGGGGTAATCAATGGCTACGTGGCAACAGGGTATTAATTCTGGTGGTTTTCTGGCTGGCATCGGTACGCAAAATGAGAATGCGCCAAAGGCAAGCGACATTAACGCAACGCTTGGTCTGATCCGCGAAAACAATGAACTGGCTCGCTCAGGTGTAAATAACGTTGGCCTGACCGCGTTACGTGGTCTGGCTGGAGTTGCTGATATTTACAATCAGGAACAGCAACAGAAAGCGATTAGTGCGTTCAATAAGGTTCATGCTGATGCATGGGCTTCTGGTGATCCATCGGGACTATTTAAGTTTGCCCAGGAAAATCCAGCGTTTGTTGCACAGGCACAACAGGCGTTTTCAGGTCTTAATGATCAGCAACGCAACGATATGGGCGATTTAGCCATGAGGGCTAACGTCGCTCTTTCTCAGGGACCGGAAGCCTACAGTAAATTCATTACTGACAACAAGGACAGGTTAAATCGCGTGGGGGCGAATGCTGACTGGATGATTCAGACAGGTATCCAGAATCCAGAGCAGCTATCACACATGCTGACTACTATGTCTCTCGGTGCGCTTGGACCAGAAAAGGCGTTTGCTGTTCAGGACAAGATGGCTGGTCGTGAAATTGACCGAGGCAGACTGGCAGAGACAATCCGCAGCAATCAGGCTGGAGAAGCACTTCAGGCGAGAGGGCAAAACCTTTCCTATCAGTCAGCAATGACTGGGCACAATATCGCAGCACAACGCTTGGCTCTGGATCAGCAAGAGTTCGGGTTTAAGATGCAGCAAGCGCAGGAAAAGGCTCAGCAGTTGATTAGCGAAGCACCTAAGCTGTCAGTAAACATGGAAAAAGGCATCGAGACGGCTGTAAACAATGCCACAGCATCATCAAACTCAGCCAATTCCATGAGTGCGCTTGCTCAACAGTTCAGAGCAGAAAAACCAACGACAGGTTTGTTCGGTAACGCACAGAACATGTTCGCAAAACTTACCGGAAGCGATACGACATTGCGTGATTTGCGCATTCGCCAAAATGCCCTTGTTAACAGTCAGGTTCTTAAATTCCTACCTCCCGGCCCAGCAACGGATAAAGACGTTGAGATCGTTCGACAGGGTGCGCCAACTGACATGGATAACCCTGAGACGGTCGCAAGATGGCTTGATGCAATGGCAAACCTTGAGCGACGAAACGCGCAGTTTAATGAGTTTAAAGCCGAGTGGATGAGCGCGAATGGCAACCCTGGACAATCGCGTAATGGCGGTCAGATATTGGGGTTGGATGTTAAAAAAGGTGAATCATTGGGGAGTGCCGTTAAGCGGTATATGTCATTGAATACTGACGCAGCGCCAGCACAAGATTCGACACCTTCAGGAGAACCACGGAATCAGGTTGGATCATATACCTCAAAATCAGGCATTCAATTTACGGTGGAATGATGAAAGTTACTGCAAACGGTAAGACATTTACCTTTCCTGATGGTACGAGCACCGAAGATATTGGCACCGCCATTGATGAGTATTTTGCTGGTCAGTCAGCACCAACACAACAAGGTGTTCAGCAATCGCCAGCAGACAACTCACTTGCATCAGGATATGCACAGCTTGCCACTCAGCAGAAGGAAGGACTAGATCGCTCTGCTGAGCAAGGGGCTGTTTTAGGTGCTGCAATGCGCGATGCCGTTACCGGTGAAAGCCGAATGACACCAGAAATGGAGAGACTGCAAAATGTTGGGTCTGCTCCAGAGCTTAATAGCTTAAGCACTGATGCGCTGCGTGCTGGATTGGGGCAGCTATTTGGTTCCGACGCTTCACAGGAGAAAATACTGCAAAGTATTGGCGGGAAAATCCGGAAGGATGAGAAGGGAAATTCCATCGTCACTCTTCCTTCAGGGGAATATGTACTTAACAAGCCTGGTTTGTCACCGCAGGATATAACGTCATTCTTGGCAAATGCTCTTGCATTCACTCCAGCAGGTAGAGCTGCGTCTGTTGTAGGTGCAACACTAAAATCAGGCGCTACTGATTTAGCTTTACAGGGTGCCACTAAGATCGCTGGCGGTGAGAATGTTAATCCAGTTCAAACTGCAATTTCTGCTGGTCTTGGTGGGGTACTGAAGGGTGTAGAAAACACCGCAAGCGCAGTGTCTCGTTCTGCTATGGGTAAGATTGCTCCTGAAAAACAAGCTCAGATTGACTTTGCCAAGCAGAACAACTTGCCACTGATGACAACAGATCTTGTGGAACCGGGAACAAATATTGGTAAGCAAGCACGAGCTATGGCTGAGCGAATCCCAATAGCCGGAACAGGTGGGATAAGAAATGCACAGCAAAAGGCCAGGGAAGATTTAGTTAGAACATTTAGCGATAATGTTGGTGGAATATCTGACGCACAACTTTACCAATCAGCTACTCGTGGTCAGCAGCAATTTATTCAGGCTGCTGGCAAGCGGTACGACAGGATCATCAGTTTGATGGGGGATACTCCTGTTGACATCACTGGAACAGTGAAAGCAATTGATGAGCAGATTTCCAAGTTAACTCGCCCAGGAGTATCGCAAGACCGCTCAGCTGTTTCTGTCCTTCAACAGTTTAGAAATGACATCACCAGCGGTCCAAATAACCTGCAATTAGCTAGAGAAAACCGTACAAACTTACGTAAGCGCTTTATGGCAGCACCTGACGAGGTCGATAGAGATACGCTGGAGAAAGCTGCGCAGTCTGTTTATAACGCATACACAACAGACATGAAAAAAGCGGTTGGCGCAAAACTAGGTGCGAAGGAAGCGCAAAACATGTCGCGTGTTGATCGTTCTTGGGCAAAGTTCAACGACATGATGAGCAATACACGTGTCCAAAAAGCTATTCAGAGTGGTAAAACAACGCCAGAAGATGTCACTAAACTAGTATTCAGCCAAAGCCCAGCGGAAAGGGCGCAACTTTATCGATTGCTTGATGATAGTGGGCGTCAAAATGCTAGAGCAGCACTTGTTCAGCGTGCAATGGATAAGGCGACAAGCGATTCAGGAAAGCTTAGCGTTGAGAAGTTTATTAATGAAATGAAAAGGAATCGGAAGCAGGCTGAGACGTTCTTCAGAGGAGAGCATGGGAAACAGCTTGATGGGATAATGAAATATCTTGATTCCACTAGACAGGCAGCTACTGCTGCCGCAAGCCCACTAACAGGGCAAATGGTAGCTGGTCCAGCAGCGCTGATAACAGCTCTTGCGTCTGTTACAAATCCAATGTTTGCAAAAGTTGCGGCAGTTGGAGCTGGTATCGGTATGGCTGGCAGGGGCTATGAGTCACGCGCGATGAGGAACGCATTACTAAAGTTAGCAAACACGCCAAAAGGAAGTACTGCTTATGATAGAGCGATCAGACGGGTATCTGAAACTCTTACACCTCTAATTCAGGCTTCAAGTGAGAAAGCCCAGCAGTAAAAAGTTGGTTAGCGGTTGATGGTTGCTTTTTTCGGGTCATACCATCTCGGCCATTCTTTCAGGAATGGGAATGAGTCGGGAGCGTGGTTCTTTTTGTACGATTTAAGCAGCCTTAACCGCTCAATCGCACACTCATAAACCTCTTGTTGCCCTGTAGTCATCTCGGTCCATGAAAGGTGATCCATTGATAAGACAACGTTTTCAGCTTCTTTTATGAGGGCGTTTTTATTTCTCACCGCAGCAGCATGGCTGACAGAGCAATCCTGCCATATTCTTAAAAGCCAAATAGCTAAGCAGATGAAAAAAATGGTAGAGAGCGATATGTACATGCCGATCTCCTTAGATTTATCAATGCTGCATGATTTTCAACAGACATCAATCATGCAGCTATAGGTAATAAATCAAGAAACTATTGAGAACGTTTGTCTTTTTGAGACTCTAATATAGCCAATACCTTATAAAGAGATTGGTTTGTTGAGTCTAATTTTTGATCAGTGTTATCAATCCTTGACTGTAATACTGATTGGTTGTTTTGGATAGTAGCCATTATCTCTGCCTTACTGGTTTGGATGTTTCCTGTTAGCTCTTGTCGTGATGATTCAACTTTATCATCTATAGTGCCTCGAATCGTCCATGTGGCGGCAACGATAGAACCAATGATAGCAACTGCAACCCCGTATAGCTCTAAACGTTTCACGGTATCACGACCTTCTTCTTTGTGTTGCTCTTCTTGTAGGCTAAATATTTGTGGTTCCTTTGACGGATTTCTGCCAGTTGGTCTGTAATACTCTGAATATTTAGCGTTTTCTATTGAACTCCATAACGATTTGTCAAAGTCAAGGTTTTCATGTTGGCTTTGAGCATCTCCATAAATACTAGGTGATTTATTGTGAACATGTTGGTCAAACATTATCTCCATCACCCTTTACGAATTTTCCAGAAGAGATATTTTCACTAACTTTGTTTAAACTAAAAAAGTGGAAGAAACCGCAAGTGGTGCATTGCATGGCTACCATGTTAAGACTATCGTTGCTATAAGTATCTTGATTAACAGGATTATTAGGCAAGCTTTTACCTGGTATGGATGGTCCTATAACTTCAACACCATCATCTTTTTTAAGATGCTCCGGTGCTAAAAGAGTCCAGTTTGTATTGCTGCATATTGGGCATACATAAGTTTTTTTGAATGAAGTCAAGTAATTACTAAAAGACTCAAAAGTAACTTTTAAGTATTGCTCCTTACTGCTCATTATTGGCCTCGAATCTTCTTAAGTACGCTAATTGCAATATCCATTGCTTCCTTCTCTGTTTTTGTGAGATCTTGAGATGTCGATGGTATGACCTTTTCTCTGTTAATCTTAATCCATAGCTGTATTGCAGCTATGATTTCAGCATTGATAGAGCGCCTGTTTGTTGCCGCAATGTGAGTAAGCTGCTGCTTGATTTCACTTGGCATTCTTACGTTAAATTGTGGATCGTTTCTAGCCACGTCGCTCTCCTGTTATTTGTTGACATGCTAGAACGGTAGTAGTACGCTTTCAATAGTAGTACGGTGCTATCATTTAATGGAATGGAGTGGAATATGCAAGGCGCAAGAAAAATGCCGCAGTTCAATTTGCGGTGGCCTAAAGAAGTATTGGATTTGGTACGCAAGGTGGCGGAAGAGAATGGTCGGTCTGTTAACTCTGAGATTTATCAGAGAGTAATGGACAGCTTTAAGAAGGAAGGGCGTATTGGCGCGTAAAGTTGAAGCCCCAACTGCGGGAACAGTCAGGGCTTCTGTTGTCAGTAAATTCGTGGAGAAAAACCAACATGAATAGTATAGCAATTTTAGAAGCAGTGAACACCTCTTACGTACCTTTCAATGGTCAGCAGATTATCACCGCCATGACTGCCGGAGTTGCATATGTTGCGATGAAGCCAATCGTTGAAAACCTTGGAATGAGCTGGTCAACGCAGCAAACAAAACTCATGAAGCAGATTAGCAAATTCAACTGTGTTCATATGAACATGGTTGCCGCTGATGGTAAGCTTCGTAAGCTACTCTGCCTTCCTTTGAAGAAGTTAAATGGATGGCTGTTCAGCATCAACCCTGAGAAAGTTCGTGCTGACATCCGCGATAAACTGATTCAGTACCAGGAAGAATGCTTTACTGTGCTGCATGACTACTGGACGAAGGGAAAGGCAGAAAATGCACGTAAGAAAACATCTGTTGATGACAGGACTCCGCTTCGTGATGCTGTAAATATGCTAGTCAGCAAAAAGCATCTAATGTACCCAGAAGCTTATGCAATGATTCATCAGCGTTTCAACGTGGAAAGTATTGAAGAGCTTGATTCATCTCAGATACCGCAAGCAGTAGAGTACATCCACAGGGTAGTGCTTGAAGGCGAGTTCATCGGCAAACAAGAGAAGAAAACCAACGAGCTTTCTGCAAAAGAAGCAAACAGCCTTGTATGGTTATGGGATTATGCCAACCGCTCACAGGCATTATTCCGCGAACTGTATCCGGCGCTAAAACAAATTCAATCGAACTATTCCGGCAGATGCTACGACTACGGTCATGAGTTCTCGTATGTTATCGGAATGGCGAGAGACGTTTTAATCAATCACACACGAGATGTTGATATTAATGAACCAGACGGACCAACGAATCTTTCCGCATGGATGAGACTTAAGAATAAAGAATTACCTCCTTCAGTACATAACTACTGACAGATAACCAACGCAACGACCCAGCTTCGGCTGGGTTTTTTTATGCCCAAAATTCACCGCAGCAACTAAGCGGCGATGGCCTTGATGGATAGCACTACACAAAAAGTGTAGTGCAAAAAGCAAACAAATACTCACCGTAGCTACGCTGCGGAGATTCATTGTATCTGGAGCAAATTAAATGACAGACATTACAGCCAATGTGATTGTATCGATGCCTTCGCAACTCTTCACTATGGCCCGCTCTTTTAAAGCCGTAGCCAATGGTGAAATTTATATCGGTAAAATTGACACTGACCCGGTAAACCCTGAAAACCAGATTCAGGTTTATGTGGAGAACGAAGACGGCTCTCACGTTCCTGTTTCGCAACCAATCATTATTAACGCTGCTGGATATCCGGTATATAACGGACAGATTGCCAAATTCGTAACCGTGCAAGGCCATTCTATGGCTGTTTACGATGCTTATGGCACTCAGCAGTTTTATTTTCCAAATGTATTAAAATACGATCCAGATCAGTTTGGCCCAGACTTCAAAGAGCAGTTATCTCAATCAGGAGCATACATTAATGATGATTCAAAAGGTGATGCATTAATTGGGGTAAGGCAGCCATTTACCGGGGCTGTAACTATAACTCAGCATGAAAACAATGCTCTTTTCTTAAATGTAAAACAATTTGGAGCAATTGGGGATGGGAAATATCATCCATTATCTGAGTGGTTTTCTTCAATTTCTGAAGCAAAATCCTTATATCCTTTTGTTGACTCATTATCTCAGTCAATAGACTGGGCCGCGTGGCAAGCTGCCATTAACACAGGAAAGGTTATTTATGGTACTGATAATGCGTATGTAATAACGGATACGTTAACACCTGTTTCTGGTGGTGGGATAATTGGTCTTGGTGTGGGCAAATGGGTCTCTGGATATACTGCAACATTTGCTCCTGATATTACCACAGGGACCACATTCCTGATGTACGGTGTAGGAAATAAAAAATATACTGTAGATTGTGTTTCTAATATGGATGTTAGTGGTGGTGTGGTTTCTAATCCATCTTCCGAAGACCCGTATACAACAACGGCACCTGCGTCATCATATGATTTATTGGATTTTACTAACGGTGATGCTAATGGGGCTACAAGAGCCACGCTTAAACCATTCTCTGCCGCAATATTGATGCCAGAGACAGGATGTGTTCGCCTTGAGAACTTTCGTATTGTTCCATATTTCAATGGGCT